AAAAAGGGTATTCAAAATAAAATTAGTTTAATTATAATCAAAATCATGACTACAACTTTAGAAAGACGCGCAAGCGCAAGCTTCTGGGAGCAATTCTGTGCATGGATCACTTCAACTGAGAACAGACTATACATCGGTTGGTTCGGTTGTCTAATGTTCCCTACTCTACTTACAGCTATTTCAGTTTACATTATTGCTTTTATCGCTGCACCTCCAGTAGATATCGATGGTATCCGTGAGCCAGTTGCTGGTTCTCTACTTTACGGAAACAACATCATCTCTGGTGCTGTAGTTCCATCTTCTAATGCTATTGGAATGCACTTCTATCCCATATGGGAAGCTGCTACTCTTGATGAGTGGCTCTACAACGGAGGTCCATACCAACTAGTAATAATGCACTTCCTGATTGGTATCAGTGCCTATATGGGTCGCCAATGGGAGTTATCATACCGTTTAGGTATGCGTCCTTGGATTTGTGTAGCATATAGTGCACCAGTTTCTGCTGCGTTCGCTATCTTCCTCATCTATCCTTTCGGACAAGGATCTTTCAGTGATGGTATGCCGTTAGGTATATCAGGTACGTTCAACTTTATGTTCGTATTCCAAGCAGAACATAACATACTAATGCATCCCTTCCATATGGCAGGTGTTATAGGTATGTTTGGTGGAGCATTGTTCTCTGCTATGCACGGATCACTGGTAACATCTTCAATTATCCGTGAGACTACGGATAATGTATCTCAAAACTATGGATACAAATTCGGACAAGAAGAAGAGACTTATAACATCGTTGCTGCCCACGGATACTTCGGAAGACTCATCTTCCAGTATGCGTCCTTCAACAACAGTCGCTCTCTTCATTTCTTTCTTGCTGTTTTCCCTGTGGTTTGCGTATGGCTTACCTCAATGGGCATATCAACAATGGCATTCAACCTGAATGGGTTTAACTTTAACCAGTCTATCTTAGATAGTTCGGGTCGAGTTGTTCCTACGTGGGCAGACGTTCTTAACAGAGCTAACCTAGGTATGGAAGTAATGCACGAAAGAAATGCACACAACTTCCCTCTTGACCTAGCTGCTGCTGAGGTTACCGAGGTTGCATTGCTCGCACCTTCAATAGGATGAAGTTGAACAAACCTTTGATGCACGTAAGACTGCATCAGTTACAATTTTTCTACTGGGATCCACGAATAGATCCTAGAGAACCTGAATACTGGAACCCCTCAGGGGGTTCCTTTTTTATGCTTGCTAGTATATAATAGTAGGATTAATACGATTGGTATGGACAAAGAACAATTCTTTAAAGACCTTCAAGACTGGGAGCGAGAGTACGCTGCTATGGATGTCGAGAGAACCAAGAGAGAAGAAGAGATCCTTAAGGGTGATCCCATAAGATCACACGAAGGTATGGTCTATGGTAGAATGTATGTTAACTGGAAGAAACGTAAAGGATATGAATAGATCTATTGATAGTGCTTTCACTACAGATATAGTACGTTACTCTATTGGATGTGATTTGCAACCAATACTAGACTTTGCTGACGGTACCGAGTATAATATAGGGAGTCTAAAGCAAACGATACATAATCGTCTTCACATACTACCACTCTTTAAAAGATTGTTCTCCCATATACAAGAGTGTTTAGATGATTACAAAGATCTGTACCAATATGATTGCTACAGAATTGAACCAGTATTATCGTGGATAAATGTTAGTACAGCAAAAGAAGAACATCACGAACACAACCATCCCAACTCACTTATCTCAGGTATACTCTACCTTAAGAGTTGTACTCCCACATACTTCTCATCACCCGCTAGTGCTGCTCGTACAGGTGTTGTTGTGTTTAACAATCATCCTATGACGTATGAGTCACAGGGTATAGCAGGTGATCTTATATTATTTCCATCTTATTTGGATCATTACACGGTACCTGGTGGTGAAAGATGTACACTAAGTTTTAATACTATGCCTAAAGGTTTAGTTAACCAAGGAACACTAATGGAAATGGATTACAGATGAAACATTCTACATACTATAGTGATGACGACAAGCGTGAAGCTTCCGTCCTCCAGAATAACTTCTTAGGCAAAGAGTTTAAAGTTATCTGTTGCACTTTTGATGGTGCTTGTAAGACAACGAAAGATTTCTTTACTCGTGCCAATAAGATACATACAGAACAGTTCGATACCTTACAAGAGGCAGAGGACTACGCTGAGGAGTGGGTACTACAAAAATGATTTATGATCTCATACCATCCAGTGATCCATTGCTACACGAAAAAATAAAGAAGTGTAGTTACAATTTGGATCGTAAAGATATTTCATTCACTTTGAATGAGAATATGTTGTACCATAATGGTGTTGGATTATCTGCAAATCAACTTGGTATTAAAGAAAGATGCTTTGTTATGATTAGATCAGAAGACATAGAAAATTTACAGACTCTTGTTGTTTTTAATCCTAAAGTTGTTAAGTATTCAGTGAGACAGGAGTTGATGGAGGAAGGATGTTTATCCTATCCAGATCTTAGGTTACCGATACGTAGACCATACAGTGTAATAATAAAATATGAGGACGCTGAAAAGAATATACATAAGACTAAAATGAGTGGCTTCATAGCGAGAGTATTCCAACACGAGTACGATCATATGGAAGGCATCGACTTTACACAAAGACAAGATGGCAAGTGACAAACCAATACCAGGATCCTATATTGACACTCAGGGAATGGGTGCACCAGCAGATCCAAACTATAAACCCAAAGGAAAACAGGAATACAAACCTGCTATCATCAAACCTCGAAGACTCTTCACCCCATCCTATGCAAGAGAGATGAAGATTCTAATCAATGAGGTACTGGATGAACGTGAAGGTAAGATGGATTATCAGACCTACTTTGACACTGAACCCTTCAAGCACAGTGTAGAAGAGGAGGAGCCACCTTACAAAGGTTATCAATCTGACCTAGTGGGTTGACTCAGGTGCTATACTGGTACAGTTAATCCAACACACCAATGCATCTTATTTTACCTATCATCTGTATCTTTTTAATCTGTTTGGTGATAGTATATTCAGTAATACAAAAGTATAACCCTCATTGATGACGAACAATGTCACTACGCTTAGGAGTAATGTGCTCTGGTAACGGAAGCAACTTCGAGAACATAGTACACTCTTGTCCAGACCACGAGGTTGTATTAATGGTGTACAACAAGAAGAAAGCAAAGGCAAAGAAGAGAGCAGACAGATTAGACATCCCATCCTGTTATAGTAAGGATGAAGATGAGATCATCGCTCTCTTTAATGCTTACAACATTGACCTCATTGTAATGGCAGGGTGGATGAGAGTAGTCAGCAAGAAGTTTGTTGACGAATTCTCAGGGCGGTTAATTAATTTACACCCCTCCCTCCTACCAAAGTACAAAGGATTGCACGCTATAGAGCAAGCAATTGAAGCAGGTGAATCAGAGACAGGATGTACTGTACACTTTGTCACTGAAGAGCTAGATAGTGGTGCTGTTATCAAACAGCAGGTGGTCCCCATTCTTCCTGGTGATAACGTTGACTCAGTTCAACGAGCAATTCAACAGGCAGAACATTATCTTTTACCCCTTGTGATCAATGCTTTCTAGTAGTTACCGTTTAAAATTGACAGACATTTGCTGTAGGATGATGACTACAGGAGGTGTACCAGTCACATTGAATGAGAGAATTTGGATGAACAAATTGTGTGATCACAATCCATCCGCAAAATCTCTAGTCGAATCTTTATTATGTCCTTACAAGTATGAACCTAGTTAATGAAGGCAAAGTAAAATCAGTGTACGATGTCGATGGTGATGCTCAAAGAGTACTCATTAAATTCCACGACAAGGTTACCGCTGGCAATGGTAGAATGGTAGAGTTCCCTGAAGAGAAGGGTGCTACCTGTGCATTAATTTCTGCATTGCTTTTTGAGAAGTTAGAGAAGGAGGGTATCCGTACTCACTTTATCGATCTTCCTTCACTAGATACTATGCTGTGCCGCAAGTTGACAATCATTCCACTTGAGGTTATAGTAAGGAACGTTGCAGCTGGGTCTATCGTAAAGACCACTAGCATAACTGAAGGACAGTTAATTCAACCACCTATAGTTGAGTTCTTCTTCAAGGATGACAGCAAGAACGATCCTCTGCTTACACTTGACCGTGTGAGGTTGATGGGACACGATCCATATCCACTTATACATAGTGCACTGGATATTAATCATCAACTACAAGCACTCTTTACATTATGTGGGATTGATCTAGTTGACTTTAAACTAGAATTTGGTTATGATGCACACGGCAATCTCTATCTCGCAGACGAATTATCACCAGATAATATGCGTCTCTGGAAAAAAGATACGAAAGAACGTTTCGACAAGGATCTTTTCCGTAAGGATGAAGGAAACATAGTCGAAGCATACAAAAAAATACTGATGCAATTACGTCAGTTCGCTTAACTCTCACCCCAACCACCTACGGACGGGGCTTCCGCACTACGCACCGAGAACAATGAACACAGTAACAAGACCAGACGGTACCCCCGTCGATTTTCGTGACGTTAAGGCTTGGGGAGTCATAGACTCCTACTGGATGCCTTACCAAGATTTCCAAGACCTTCCTGAGGTATTCTGTCAGAGAAATACAGAAGCCAGGTTGAATAGAGCAAGAAAACATTTAGCAGTGCTTCTGCCTGAGCATTGCATCGTCTTCGTAGCAAAACTAACACAAGATGATGAGCTACAAGGGCAACGGTTCAGAGCAGGGTACCGTTGGAGAATAGACTCCAATACTCGTGCTTTAAACTGGTCTACTGCAGGATCAGATGTAATACCAAAGGATCTATTCGTGATCGAACTTTCGTTCGCAGAGATAGATCGGATACAGTTCTCATATAATACCTTCGACTCAATGGATTCCGTAGAGAGGAACCAAGAAAAACTCTACGGTATACTACAGGGTCCATACAAATTCACTCCAACTTCTCCTAAGATCATCAAGGGACAGATTCTTTCTGCCTTGAATAAAGCTTGTTGCTTCTACTTCCCTGATCTATATGAAAATCTTTCACCAAAAACTCACGAGTTAAGTGGACAGGTTGGTGCATTCATTGAGGAGATTAAAATCCTTGATGAGATCATAACTGATGCAAAAGCTTGGGATCAAGCACTTGTTTGTGCTGCATTGATGGCAGTTAGAAGGTGGGGTGAGAACGAAAGACTAATAGAAGGTCTTACCTTAATCAATGACGGTTATATGAATACTACAATGACAATAGAGGGTAAAACTAAGAAGAAACTTTGGGATGGTATCACTCAGATCAATCACGAGTGGCTCAATGATGAAACCTTCCCAGACAAGGGAACTAACTGGTTCAAAGACGGTGGTTTGAATAACACCGTATCATATGTTCTGTACTGGTTAGAGAAGTGGATGGAGAATAAGAAAGGAGAGAAAGTCTCGAACAATTACAAAGCGATTGGTCCTGACTGGAGAAAGAGAAAGACCAGTAGAGATGTTACCGCCCTCGTCTAAATAAAAGTAAAGAACTTTTATGTCAGGCGGACACGATAACGGTTGGTTCCAGCAGAATTGTGACCCTTCTCCAGATACTACGACTACCACAACAACGGTACCGTCTGGAGGGGGTCCAGTTAACACTGATGCTGCAGGAAATCCTGCACCTAAAACTGCTACCCAAGTAATAGAAAACCTAGTTGGTCAGTGCTACCCTTCACAAGCACCTCAGACCATAAGAAATTTTATACCAGATGATGATAAGAGAACAGATACAGATCCACTTGAGTGGGACTTAGGATTTTTATATTCTTCACTAATTGATTTGGGTATACCTGTAACAGGTTTACCATCTAAGGTTAAGGTAACGTTCCCTGATGGTAAGGATGAAACATCAGGTAAGGTATGTCTTAATGATCCTGAGGATCCTAATTCAGAAGTAAATTGTGATGGAAACTATGAGTACGAAGCTTGTATAAAAGAACATCTTAATTGTATATTCAAACCTTATGCTGGTGGTGCTTGGAAACCACCTCAAGCAGACTGTGATACGTTTGTAGCTGAAGGTCAGTTTGGTATTACTAATAAGGTATGTGTTAGGAACTGTGTACACCCTAGAGTTCCTATCTATCAGCACGAGAAGAATGATAATTCAAACCACACATACACAATGACATCTGATACTCCTGCAGGGTACAGTAATACTAAGGTAGCTTGGTATGGTCACCAAGGAGAGACAGATAAAGCTATACCTGTGTATGTTTCATACTCATCGACAAACATTGATACAATGTTGACCACCGATCCAGCAGGTGAGAAGAGTACAATGGATGCTGCTGGTATGGGTGCCAGAGATACAGTAATGTTCTATGCTTATCGTGATCCTACCGAGATCATTGGTGCATTGGGTGAAGGTGAGCAGGGTACTCCGTTGTACAGATACTATAACCCTATCACTTTAGATCACAGGTATACTATTACTCCTATTGGTGGTGCACCTATCAATCCTAACCTTGATAAAGGATACTATGATTTAACAGAGCAAGTTGATGCTGATCTACTGATTGAATTCAACTGTGCTAGAGGTTCTGCAGGATATAAAAATACATTTGGATACTATCTGACCAGTGGGGCTGATATGGATCCTACTTTTGGTGAGATATTATTGTCTAATGCTACTGATGCTACAGGTTATAGATCATTTACTATACCTGCTGCCACTCTCAACCAGTATGCACCTTGTCGCTTAGGGTTTGTGTTGATCCCTAATGGATACCAAGTCAATGGTTCATCTGCTGTTGCAATCGGTACCGATTTAGCATTCACTGAACTGAACACAGGGTGGACTACCATAGGACTTGGCAGTTCCCAGTCAAATTATTCCCTGTTTTCAGAGTCGAGATTAAACCCCATAGTAAATGGTAGACACAAGAGAACTACTCGCTGGACATCACGTTGGTGGCAGTGGTGGGAAGATCTAGTCGATGGTGATGATGACTATGATGATGTTAAAATATCATATCGTTTGAACTATGCTGGTAGTAACTGGTACTATGAAGGTATACAGTGTCACGTCTTTAAAGAACTCGTTGAGCCAGAGTATATGGAACTCCGAGGTACAAATGATTGTGAAGATAACTGGTTCACTCCTAGAGGATTTACTGATGCAGCTCTTACTCGTCACGAGTGTGGACGTTTAGAAGAAGGAGAGTTTGGTTGCTCTAAATGTGTGGGTGAGTATTCGTTCAAGAGAAATGCAACACAAACTGTTACCGCTATCAGATCAGGTACCATATCTCTTAGGTCACACGGTGGTATGACAGGAGGTATGGGTGACTGTACTGTGTTCACCTATGAAGTACTGAAGAATGGTACACAGATTCATATAGATTCTCCTGCCGTTCAAGAGTGGAAGAGTATTGGTGAGAAACTACACGAGTTTACTGTTGCTAAGGGTGATGATATTACATTCAGGATCGTTAGTATAGATCAAGGACATTACAATGGTTCAGTTGCACCAGCTTTCTCTCTAAGAGATGAAGGTACTGGTGCTATTTTCTGTCAATGGGCTGTAAGAATTACAACTATTGCACAAAACTATTCAGCAGCACAACAAGGACAGCCTGTAGGGTCTACAGGACCCTGTGGTATCGTTGGTTCCTTTAGTCTATATGATTTAACTAATGCTTCTAACACCACCTCTGCGTGGAGTACAGGTGGCGGTCTGACTAATAATATATTAACTGTTAACAGTATACCAGGTGCATTTGGTGATGATAATGATGTTGATGATGATACTTCAGGTGTAATGGTACGTGAGATAAAGAATGGTTTATCAGTATCAATACAGTATGAAGTTAATCCAGGATTGGTACAGTATAAAGTCCTTGGTGTTGTTGACCACGGGGAAGGAGGATATCGTACGGGACAACTCTTAAGGTACTATGTTGGTACAAATAAAGATACTGGTGAGAAGTTCTGGCAAGGTCTTCGTATTGATACTATTGATGGTACCAATTGTCCTACTACAGGTATTGTACAGTCACTATCCTTCCAGAGTATACTAGAAGACAATGAACTCAATGAGTATGGTCTGCCACCAGCTAAAGTATTGATGGTTGCTCAAGGTGTACAGTCATCTACATACTATGATTCACATTGCAGTACACTAGCAGAACATTTATTTACTATTGATCTGAAAGACACTGCTGATTCTGTTGAGTCACTACGTGGTGAACCTTGTACCTTGATACAATACTGGCAGAGGAAGACTGCTGCTGGTGAACCAGTTAATTTCTATCACGATGTTCGGTTACCCAAGGGGTTGTATTCTCAGAACTTTGTTGCTAGATTTAGAGCACAGTTGGTGTACAAACCTTCACTAACTAATACACCTGGAGTTCCAGAGAGTAGAGTAGGGTACACATTCAGTTGGTACCTGGATAGTATTGTTGATTATGGTATAGGGTATGAGGATGGACAGGAATATGCTTTCCAGTTCCCAGACCCACAAGCAGGTGACTCTGACGGTACTATGATTGAAACTCCGTACTTCCCTAACAACCGTTTACTCCCCTCTAAGATTAGAATTAAGAACGCAGAGACTGGTTACGTCACACGTACTGCTAAGTGGGGTATCTACGAGCAGTCACACAACAAAAACTCTACGGTATGGTATAGTAATATGAGTAGGGGTAAGACTGACCAGTTCAAAACCTACAACATTATTATTGATGATGCACAATGATTGGACAACCTGAAGCATTCTGGGATCGTCGTTTGGCTAAGTCCCAGAGAGAACTCAAAAAGATTGCAAACATCCTTAAGAAACACGAGGATGATCCTGCTACGGTCAAGAAAAAGATTAAGAAAAACAAAAAGTATTTCAGAAGTATGTTAGGTGAGCTTGACCGCATCGATGGAACCCTATATAATGTTAGCGAACTAACACAGGGAGAAAATGCCGACCAAGGAACAGAAACAAGCGGGGTGGACACTCCTGATGGAGAGCCTACACAAGCCTGACAATAGACTCAGGAACTGTGCTCGCAACCAAGAATGCTATGACGAACTCTTACAGTACCGTGATGAGGTCATACAATTCTGTCAGACTCGTTTAAAGGAGGTCCAAGATGATTAACTTAGACGAAAAATTTCACAACTACTTGGGTGGTAAGAAACATTTCCGAATTGATGGTGTCAATGAACCGTTAACAGGTTATGGATATAACTGTGATGGAAGTGACATCATAGGTTATTGGGTTAACACAACCAACTATAAGTTATTCTATAATTTGAATGAACAATTTATCAAAATGGAATCGTTGAATGAACTTGTTCCCAATAAAAGTACATCCTAAGGAGCACCAAGACAGTGAGATCATTCAAGAGATTGATGATCTCATTTCTTTATTGAATGAGACCCAAGACTGGTCAAGCGTATCATATATGTCACCCAATGCTATGCAGGAAACCATTCACGGTACCCATAGCAAGCAGCATCTTTTGCAGCTGTTTAAGAAGCATTTAATGCCCAAGCTAACGAGTTTTCTTGGGGAAGAGATAGAAGAATATGTTCAGTCCATAAGTCAGCAGGTACCAGACTCTGCGAGTGCATACATAGAACCGTTGAAGGGTGGCTGGGAAATCAGTCAGTCTTGGATAAATATTTGTCCTAAAGGGAAGAATTTCGTACGTCATACGCACGCAGGTCAAACTATATCTGGTGTGTATTACCATAAGACTCGACCTGAACAGGGAGGAATTCTTTTTTATAACCCCAATCCATTTGCAAAGATGTGTCTCTGGGGATGTGAGGAAGAGGGAATATACTTTGATCCTGTACCACAATCTGTTATACTATTTCCGTCTTGGTTAGAACACCAGACAGAACCTAACAGGACAGATGATCCTCGTTATTCCATTGCGTTTAATGTACACTTACCTTAAAGATCTATGGCAGCACCTAGAAATACAACCATCTATTCGAAACCAGGTTGTCCTTTTTGTAGTAGGATTACAGAGTTATATAAGTTAAAAGGTTGGCCGTATAAAGAGTACGTCCTCGACAGGAATTTTACAAGAGAGCAATTCTATAATGAATTCGGACACGGTTCCACCTTCCCACAGTTAATTGTGGATGGTACCAATAGAGGTGGATGTAATGAGACAATAAGTTACTTCAAGTCACAGCAACTTCTCTAAATAGAAACAGAATTGAGGTCTGTTTTTTGTTGTCAACCGTACTATATGGAGAGACCGATGTTCGAAGAAATGATCCAGTCATTGTACACTTTCGCTCTGTTCGGAGCATTCATTCTAGGGGGACTAGTTTCTTGGTTAACTAAGGATTATGTTGATGCATACTTAGACAATGCAGCGTACGCTAAAGCGATTACGCACCCTGAAATGCTAGACGAACAAGGTAACGTTGATCAGACAGAGTTATTATACTTGTCATTCAACGAGCAAGATGATACAATAGAACAGGATGAAGATTAAACCGTCAATTAATTATGAAATTATTAATCTCAGAGGTCCTTCAGAAAGCACATAGTGCTAAGACTAAGGCAGAGAAAATCAAAGTACTTAAAGCGAACAACAGTCAAACACTGCGTTCTCTATTCATTTGGAACTTTGATGAGTCTGTTAAGTCGGTACTACCTGAAGGTGAAGTGCCATACCGACCCAATCCAGCACCAATGGGTACCGAACATACTCGTTTGGAAACTGAAGGACGTAAATTCTATTACTTTATTGAAGGGGGTGCTGATAACCTCTCGATGATAAAGAAAGAGAATATGTTTATTCAATTGCTGGAAGGTCTTCATCCAGAAGAGGCAGAAGTAGTCTGTCTTGTAAAGGATAAGAACCTACAATCAAAGTACCGTATTACTAAAGCAGTAGTAGAGTCTGCGTTCCCCACTATTAACTGGGGTGGAAGAGGTAGATGAGAATAATCAAATCTAATTGTAAGCCTGAGGATGCTCAGGATACAAAGTTACCGTACACTGCCTACCTCGTAGAGTATGAAGCAGAGGGCGAGGGGATATGCTATGATCTATGCATACCTCAATCGCAGGTAGAGATGTTTGATTATTACTATGATAGATACAAAAAAGGCTTCAGAAACTTTAAACAATCTGATGGCAGAGTGAACCCAAGCTTATGGCAAACCCAGACAGAACCCCCCAAGAAAAAGAAACGCAAGCGGAAGCCAGTGGAAGAAGAGGAGTAATGTACACCTATAAGAAGGGTGTCAAGCCTCCTGAGGAACCTAAGGTTGAAGAACCTAAGAAGGAACCTGTTATGACTTCCGAAGAAGCAGGTAAAGCTGCTGCTTCTTTGTTTCTCACACCTCTAGTTCTTATGTTCGTATGGAACTGGAGTGTACCAGCAATCTTTGGATTGCAAACCATAAATTATTTACAGGCATTCTGCTTGATCGTTATTGGCAGGTGCTTTAAGAATGACTAGACTATGGAGGATATGGAAGTATGCACTTGGTAGTTTCGCTGACGAAAAGACCAAGAGGTATGATAATTCTATTGTCCTTGTAAGATCTTTCATTTTTTTAACTTATCTTATTACTAACAGTTTTATTATTAGTGGAGTTATTCGCCACTGGAATGACTAAATTATGACAAAAGTATGCCTCGTTTCCGTCACTCCTGACGCTGAAAAAACTATAGGATACATCGCAAGAGTATCCAACCCTAAGAACCAAGAGAACCCTAAAGTGGATAAACTTCTTGGTTATTGTATTGAACACGGTCATTGGAGCGTGTTTGAGCAAGCACATATGACCCTAGAGATCAACACTACTAGAGGACTAGCAGCACAGATCCTGAGGCATAGAAGTTTTACTTTCCAAGAGTTCAGTCAGAGATATGCTAACACTGAACTACTCGGTACCACTATTGCACCACCTGAACTGAGAAGACAGGACAAAAAGAACAGGCAGAATTCTATAGATGATCTCGATGAATCGCAGACGAAATTCCTTAAGAGCAAGATCTCAAGGTACTTTGCTGAAGGGGTGGATTTATACGATGAACTCATACGTGAGGGTGTTGCGAAGGAATGTGCGAGATTTGTTCTCCCGTTAGCAACACCAACTCGTTTGTATATGACAGGTAGTGCACGTAGTTGGATGCATTACATTACTCTAAGGACAGGACACGGTACCCAGAAAGAACATATGGATGTCGCTGGCTTATGTCGTGACCATTTCATATGCAACTTCCCAATCATTTCCAAGGCACTAGGGTGGTGTCCCGATGCCGAACAGGATTGCGATTGTGGATATGAGAAGGAGTACCCCGACGGTTGGGGAGATATCCAACCGTGCCTAAGGATCGATTAATGCCCTCCTAACTACTAAATAGTTAAAAAAATGCCTACTTACGATTTTATAAACAAAGAGACTGGAGAAATAACCGAAGAGGTTATGTCTATCCACGATCTCGATAAATATAAAGAGGAACACCCTGAATTGGATCGGTACTTTGGTAACCAGGTACCTAAAACAATGTATGGTAAACCTAAACAGTCCGATGGATTCAAGGATGTAATGTCTAAGATCCAGAGTGCTCATCCAAAAGCAAACTTGAGTCGTTTTATTTAATTATGCCAGCAAGAAAGCGTAAGCCAGCCAACGGAAACGGTTCCGCTAGGGTAATGAAGAGAAAGAAGCCAATCAATTTAGAATATCTTAAGACTATAGAACCCCTAACTGACAATCAGGATAGGGTTTTTAAGTCTTATGCTGAAGGTAAGAATCTCGTACTACACGGAGCTGCTGGTACAGGTAAAACTTTTATTAGTTTATTTCTTGCACTGAAGGAGGTTCTAGAACCAACCTCACCTTATGAGAAGGTGTATATGGTTCGTTCCTTGGTACCTACCAGAGAGATTGGGTTCTTACCAGGTGATCACGAGGACAAGTCAAATCTATATCAGATACCATATAAGAATATGGTGAAGTATATGTTTGAGATGCCAGATGATGCATCATTTGAGATGCTCTATGATAATCTGCGTAATCAATCAACCATATCCTTCTGGTCTACAAGTTTTATACGTGGTACCACGTTTGATAATTGTGTAATAATCGTTGATGAATTCAGTAACTTGAATTTTCACGAGTTGGATAGTATAATAACCAGAGTTGGTCAGAACTGTAAGATCATCTTCTCAGGTGATCACGCACAGACTGATCTACAAAAAACCAACGAGCGTAATGGTGTGCTAGAATTTATGCAGATTCTTAAAACAATGCCATCATTCGAGTGTATCGAATTCGATATACAAGACATCGTTAGATCTGGTTTTGTAAAAGAGTACCTACTCGCCAAAATCCAACTGGGAATGTAATTATGTTTAAGACTGTGGGACCACCAGTTCCACTAACTGAGATGAATGCCGTCCAACGTGACGGTCTTCGTTTATATAATGTTAGTGAAGGTAAATGGTATCCATCCGTCACTACAGTGACAGGGCATCGAAAGAAGGATGGTATACTAAAATGGAGAAAGAGAGTAGGTGAGAAAGAAGCTAATCGTATTAGCTCTCTCGCAACAAATCGTGGTAACAGATATCATTCTATGGTAGAGTGTTACCTGAAGAATGATCCAGTACCTTTCGATGATACGCATCCTCTTAGCACTTTTCTTTTTAAATCTACTAAGAAAATCTTGGATCGGATCGACAATATACACCTTCTGGAAAGTCCTTTATACAGCGATTATCTTCGGGTTGCTGGTCGTGTTGACTGCATAGCAGAGTTCGATGGTGAACTAGCTGTTATCGATTTCAAGACTGCTACTAGAGAGAAGAAAGAAGAATGGATTGAGAACTATTTTGTACAAGAGACTGCTTATGCTGTAATGTATTATGAACGTTGCGGTGTTAAGGTTGACAAGATAGTAACTTTAATCGCTATTGAAGATGGTGCTACTCAAGTTATACAGAAGTATGACTTAGATTATTATCATACTTTACTTAAAGAGTACATCACTGAATTTATGAACTTAACTAAATGAAAGACCTTCAAGACAAATTTATGACACAAGCAAAATTCTCTGGTTTAGTAGAGGAGGTTGTGAAAAACAGTGACGGACTAGTAAACTACATTGATGCAGTTGTCGTAGTCTGTGATGAGTATGAGATTGAGGTGGAAACCGTAAACAAATTGATCTCAAGACCACTGAAGGACAAGATTAAATATAATGCACAGCAACTTAATTTTGTTAAGAAGACATCACGAGGAGTGTTACCATTATGAGCGAAAGATTTTACGAATCTGAAGTAGTCCGTAATGAAATGGATGAGATGCAACAGCTCTATCAAGACCTGTACAATCTCTCTCTAAAGTTCCCAACAATGCAGAAGGAGGATAAGAGAGAACATATAGAAAAAACGATA